GCGTGAACGGTTCTATTCTAAGGTTGATGTTCTGAGTCCTGATGGCTGCTGGCTTTGATCGGGAGTAGTGAATTTGAAGCGCGGCGGGTATGGGTATTTCTACGATGATGATACTAGGCTTAGGCGAGCCCATCGGGTGGCTTGGGAGATCATGTACGAAATAGATCTACCTCCGTCCATTGTTTTGATGCATACCTGCGACGATCCGCGATGCGTAAATGTTGATCATTTGGTGCCGGGGACGCAGACGATGAATTTGGCTGATATGCGACGGAAGGGGCGTGGGGTGGTCCCCGAACCAGAATATGGGATGCAACGATATAATGCCACACTGAACGATGACTTGGTTCGTCAGGCGCGTTCGGAGTTTGTTCAGGGTGGAGTCTCGGCCGTAGAGGTATTAGCTAATCAGGCTGGGGTTAACCAGAAAACTTTAATCAGGGCAGCCACAGGCAAGTCGTGGCGTCATGTTCAGTAGGTGGAAATATGACGGTTCATTCAGGGAGGGGATGGAGATTGGCTCCTTCCCTAGTGGCTCTTGAGAATGAATTTAATCGGTTTTGGCCTAGGAGATCTCAGGCGTCAGATGGGTCTATAGGTGATCGCGCCCATAGGCATCGGGTTTCCGATCACAATCCGGTTGGTGGCTGGGTTACGGCAATTGACATAACAAATGATCCGCGTTCTGGGCTGGACGTCCATGCTCAGATGAGGACTCTTGCATCTCGTGGAGACAGGCGGATAAAATATCTTATTTCGAATCATCAAATTTGGGAACCGGGTCGAGGTTGGAGACCTTATTCTGGGGAGAACCCACACACACGACATGCTCATATTAGTGTAGAAAATACGTCGGCAGCCCGTGACAACACTTCTCCGTGGCTTATCTGGTTAACAGGAAACACACCTGCTCAGCCACCCCCACAACCTTCACAACCTTCACAATCGGGGCCTCAAAGCCCCCCTTCGTCCCTCTTGGGAGGAAAACCAATGCAAATCGTTCATGTTCCAGATTCCCCCAAGAATATCAATCCTGATACTTGGTTCATTACCGACGGAATTGAAGCGCGTCCGGTAGCCCAAGGCGAACCTGAGTGGTACGTAATGTCAGGACTCGTCCCTCGTCCGTCTATCGTTGACGGGAAGATTCGTCCCGTGCCGATGCCGTGGGCCTCTTTCTCTAAGCTGCGTCGGTAATGTCTATTACCGTTCGTGACCAAGTAGGGGTTCCGGCAAATTTCGTCCCAGAAAAGTGCCCGGATCTCACCTCCGAACCTTTCAGTTCTGGCCCGTGGTTGGAACGCTGCGACGGGTGGGGCGTAGATCAGGAAAGAACTTCCGCCCTGTCACGATCAGACGTCGACGTGGAGATCCACATCAATCCTCCCAAGAGTGTGTGGGAGGGGTCGGTCACTGGGATGCCTTATCAGCTAGTGGGGTCCTCTGTCACCACGGTATGGGACCTAGCTCGGCCGATCACATGGAACTGGTTTACCCCGACCATGCCAACAGTACAGGTTCCATTGCCTCCGGTGGTACGTCGAGAGGGTGACCCTGGGGGAGCATGGGATCGACACGCATACCTCCTTGATCCCGGTAAAGTCCTGTGGGAGATGATTCAGCTAGATTATTCTCCCATGAATCGTTGGCGGACATGGTGGCAATGTGATTGGACAGTTGGATACGACGGCGGTGGGCATGGGGTTGCTCGTTGGGACCTGACAAAGCCTTGGAATGCCAAGGGTCAGCCCGGTGGGGTAGTGGCTGCAAATATTCCCCACATGCCACATTTTATTCGTTACGATGAATTGAATCGTGGTGAAATCAAGCACGCCATGTTCATGGCGCTTGGGAACTATTCACCAGAGGTGACGGGGTATGCTCGGGCCAGCGATGGGTCAGCAAAGCAGCATCCCTGTAGGGGCGGGGAGCGTCTACGTCTCCCTCTTGATGCTGTGAAGCGATTTGCGGAGGGGACGGCTGAGCGTGTGGTAGCTGAAGCCATGAACCGTTACGGGATCGTGGTAGGGGACCGCAGCGACTGGGGTGGTTCAGCGACAGGCAAGGCCGGGTCGATTGCCGTGGCTCAGGACCCCCGCATCACAGCTATCTGGCGGGGAATGAACTTGCGCCTGTCGGACCTCGAAGTGGTGCGCCTCTGATCCTTGACTCTCGGTCTGGGGTTCGGCTATCCTCGTCGCCATGAGTGAAACATTTGAGGCACTGACAGAGGTTATGGTGGACCGACTAGAGAAGATGGGTCTTTACGTTGAAGCTGTAAACGTAGAGGGTATGCCCATGTCAGAAGAGGTCCATGATTCAATCATGGCTGGAGACATTTCTGACCGTGAAGCTCTACGTTCAGGTGTGGCAGATTTCCATATGATGGTATCTGCTCGCATTGGTGACGTGGCGTGGTCTGATCGGGTACTTCATCCTGAGGCGCACCAGCAGAATGTAGAGTTTGAAATGATGGTGCCTGAAGAAACTGAGATTCGGGCTGATGAGATCAAGAAGGATCTGTTTGAATGGTAAGTTACAAGTCTACTGTTGGAATCATGTGGGTGGCAGCGTCTGCGATTGTGGGCGTTATTGTTTTGACGTGTTTGTTGGTCGCTCTATCTTCGGGGGCTGGGGCATGTGGGTACGATAAGTGTCATTCGACTACGACACATAAGCCGACTACCACTGTTCGTCCTACGACGACCGTGAAGCCCACGACGACTGTTCGTCCCACAACAACCGTCAAGCCCACAACAACGGTTGCCCCTTCAACGGTTCCCTCGACAACCACATGCCCTTATGAGTGTGAGTCGATGGGTGAAGATACGACTGTTCCCCCGACGATTTCGGCCACATCCATTCCCGAGCGAGTTTCCGATCATGGAGCGCCACTCAAGTTCACTGGATAGCCGGGATGACGTTGCTGTTGCTCTTGGGTGGAGGACATCAATGATTGATGGAAAGTGAGTCACCTTAGGGTTGCTACCATCCCGGTATGGAGCTTTCCGAGGGAATCGACCTAGACATTGACCTAGAGTTCTGGTCCCCAGAAGCCTTCTTTGCTGACAGGTTGGAGGTGTTCAGGGCGGTGTCAGAGTCGAAAGAGGTTTACGGGTCTCTTGATCCGGATACCCAAGAAGCTGTTGCTAGCATGGTGCAGAGGGCACTATTCCTTGCCGCTGATACGGTACAGGAATGGTTGCCTTCTGCTTTTTTGGTTGAGGAGCTAGATCAGGCGTTAGTGATTCAACTGAAGCTTTTAAACTCGCAAGTGCGAGCAGAGATAGCTGACCGCAAAAAGTACACGTCTCAACGCATCCATGAGATCAAAGAGGATCTTCGTCACGATCTAGAAGATCTTGGTGACCTGTGATTATCTTAGGAGTTGATCCGGGGCTATCGGGTGCGTTAGCATGGTTGAATGACGGGGAACTGATTGAGGCTGTCGATATGCCGGTGGTAGCTGGATCTGTCAATGCTCCAGCGTTTTCGGAGTGGCTTGATGAACATAGCTATTTGCGCCCTGATATGGCTGTAGTTGAGAAGGTTCATTCTATGCCAGGTCAAGGGGTAGCCTCCACTTTCAAGTTTGGTGCCTCATACGGGTGCGTTCTGGGCATACTTGGGGTATCAGGTATTCGGGTGGAGCACGTTACGCCGAATCAGTGGAAGAAGCATTTCAACCTCATAGGTAAGGAAAAGGACGAATCTCGAAAGTTCGCTCTCGATCGTTGGCCGACTCAGTCGGGACTCTTTTCTCGAAAGAAGGATCATGGTCGGGCTGACGCTGCACTTATTGGGCTTTGGGGGCATAGCGTGGTGGGCACATGAGGGACGCATTTGGAGAAGATCTATCTTTAGGTGATCGAGTTTTTTGTATTGTCGGGTTCGGATCAAGCCAGACACTTTACGCAGGGATCGTTGAAGAGTTTGTAGGGAACTGTGTTAGGGTCCTCATCGAGAGGGTTCCTGATATTCCTGGGGATTCGTGGCTGAAGACTCTAGAGGGTCAAGAGAAACGTGTCTGCGTTCCTCATAGGTTGGCAAAGGTGAAGGCATGAAGCTTATTGTTGGGTGTCCAGTTTCTCATCGTGAATGGATTTTGGATGAATGGAACCAACACGTTCTTTCGGCCGTCTATGCGTTAGACGAGGACGTTGACCTTTCATATTGCTTCTTGGCTTCTGACAAGGATCTGGGAACGGTTGAGAAGCTGGTCGATTTCGACACTTATAGCGACGTGATCATTTCATCAGAAGATGAACGTGAGGATCGACGTACGTGGAGTCAGTCACGTTACGAAGATATGGTTTACTATCGGAACGCTCTTCTTGAGCGTATCAGGTTCCTCAAGCCAGACTTTTTTCTGTCTCTTGACTCAGATATCTTGCTGCATCCAGAGGCCCTTAAATCGGCGTTTACGGCCTTTAGGGACGAGGTTTGGGCTGTAGGGCTGCGGACCTATATGACTGAACGCAGCACAAGCCATCCAAGCATGGGGATTTGGGTAGATCAGCAGCATCGGCGTTACTATCGCGTCGATAGTCGAGACATTACTAGTTGCGATATTATCATGGCAGCTAAGCTAATGAAGCCGGAAGCCTACAATGTGGACTATAAGCTTCACACTTATGGCGAGGATATGGGATGGTCTCTTGGGGTTACTGAAGCTGGTGGGAAACTGTGCTACGATGGTCGTGTCGCAAATAAGCACGTGATGGTTCGGGAACAGTTGAATTTTGTGGATGAAAGAGTCGGATTTTGATCGATGTCCAGTTGGTGGTCGTCAATTACCACACGTACGGCCTCTTACAGAAGTTCATTGACTCCTATATCGAGTTCACTCCATCCTGCTCATCAGCGTTGATGGTTGTAGATGTTGAGTCCACAGACGAGATGGAGAAGGTTCGAACCTATGATGCTGAGGTAGTCAGGGAGTATTCCAATATTGGGTATGCGAGGGCGTGTAACTGGGCCGGGTACCTGACGACGGGACGCAGCAGAAACCTTGCATTTTTCAATGCCGACACAGCATTTAATAACCCTTACTGCATAGACGAGTGCGTAGAATATCTTGACCTTCATGACGATATCGGGGTAGTGGGGCCATTGCAGTATTCTACGAATGGCAAGGTTACGTCTGGCGGAGTTTTCGGGACTTTCGACAATCCGAAAGATCGCAACTTTCACTCCCAGAACATCGACGCTTGTCGCAATGACGAAAGGGCTGTGTACGTGTCGGGGTCAGCGTTCTTCACGAAGAGGGTTCTCTGGGACTCCCTATCTGAATGCCCTCCATTCAGGGAAACCTACCCACGGGCAATTGGTGGGTTTCCTACAGTCCCCCATTTCCACGAAGAGTCTTCGTACTGCTATCACGCACATCAGCATGGGTATGACACGGTATTCAAGGGAACCTCTGAAATGATCCATTTGTGGCACCAGTCCTCTCTTCCCGGTTCGCAGGGAGAGAAAGAGAGAATCGGACGAGAATCCTTTCTCCAGTTCCGTAGCCGTCATGATCAGTGGATGGGAGTCTGATGGTAGATCTACATATTTCAAGACAGACGAGAGATGCGGTTCGTCAGGGTGCTATCCGATCCTCGGATCTTCTGGCCGAGATGATCGTTGATCTATTTTCCCCCGTTAGCACTTTAGATGTCGGCTGTGGGGAAGGATATCTACCCCAGGCTCTACGCAATCTTTCTGTGGACGCTATGGGGGTGGACGGTGACGATATTGGCTGTGATCTAGTTGTTGATCTAGCGAAGCCTCCGTATCCGGATCTTGGAAGAGCTTTCGACGTAGTTTCGTGTCTCGAAGTTGCTGAGCATGTTCCTGCCGCTCATGCAGCGGATCTAGTGGCATGGCTGTGCCAGATGGCCCCTATTACTTTCTTCTCGGCAGCTATTCCTCATCAGGGTGGCGATGGGCACATCAACGAGCAACCGCCAAAGTATTGGGTTGATCTGTTTGCTGAGCATGGTCGTGTCGGTTCGGGGTCTCTCAGGGCTGAGATTTGGGAAGATGAGCGGATCGAATCATGGTACCGACAGAACCTTCTAGTTTTTGCTGAACCAGACGTGTTGGATGTCGTGGGGTTGAAGGAGGACGGTTGCCCTTACCTAGTACACCCTGTCATTTGGGGTTGGTACAGGCATGATTGATATTGTTACAGTCGCTCATAGCGATGACTACATAAAACTAGCTGATCGACTCTACTGGCAGATAGACGCTTTTGAGAGGGATTTCACGTTCTCCGTTCATGATAACCGTACCAATAACGTTGGGTTCGGTGCCGGATGTAATGCCGCAGCTTTTGGTCCTGAGCGTAATGGGGAGATCATCGGGTTCTTGAATCCAGATGTCACGGTAGATGGGCCGTTCATTCATCTCGTTCGTCAGACGATGTCTGATCTTCAAGTGGTTATTACGGGCAACAGATTCGGTAAGCCAGCTATCGAGTTGCGGGAGTGGGGTGTAAAGGATTGGGTGTGCGGGGCCACTTTCTTCGTTCGCCGCGACTGGTTCACCCTCTCGGGCGGGTTCGATCCCCGGTACGTGTGGGCTTGGGAGGAAACGGATCTCATTCGCCAAGCTGAGTCACAGGGTTTGAAGGTCAAGTCGATAAACCTTCCTCTGGCTCACGCCAGTCCATCTAATGACACTAACGATGATGCCTCGTATAAGGTGCATCATTTCGAGGCGGGAAAGAGAGCCTTCTACGAGAAATGGGGCAGTGATGCCGTCAAGTTTTGTTGATTCCGTCCCACCCACTATCAAGACGATCATCAGTTTAGATCCTGAGAGGGTAATCGATGTGGGTCCGGGCTGGGGTAAGTACGGCTTGATGTGCAAAGAGTATCTACCTAACCTTCAGAGGGTGGAAGCTGTAGAAGTCAGAGAAGGTTACCGGCATACACAGGACTGCATCTACAGCAAGGTAATTGTCCGTGACGTAAGGGATCTTCCAGAGGACTTTTGGGAACCGTATGATCTTGTTTTGATGATCGATGTTATCGAACACATGGAGAAGGAAGAGGGGCAGATCCTACTGAAGAACATTGTCAACTGTTGGACGTCTGTGCTGGTTTCTACCCCAAAGATATTCGAGGAACAACACGATCCCAGTAACCCGTATGAGACTCATGTCTCTCATTGGGAATGGGACGATTTCTGGTATCCGGGGATGGGTGATGTTGACAAGATTGATTCATCGACCATTGACTCTGTGATCATTACGTTGGTGCCCGTATGATTTTGTTGGTGATGACAGATGGACGGGGCCATTACCTTAGAGAGACTTTGAAGTCTCTGGATGAGCAGGTAACGGCCCCGTTCTCTCATCGAGTGATCCATGATGATTCTCAGAACCCTGAGTATAGGGACTACCTGAATAGGTGTTACCCTGACTATGAGGTGTTAAGTCCGTCAACTAAATGTGGTTTCGGCGGATCGATTCAGTCGGCGTGGACCCATCTTCGAGGAATTCCCGGAGAGTTCGTTTTCCATCTGGAGGACGACTTTATCTTCAATGAACCAGTCAACTTGTCTCACCTTGCTCATATTCTAAGCCACCATGAGTACTTAGTCCAATTAGCTTTGCGTCGACAGGCGTGGAATGACGCCGAAGTTTCTGCTGGTGGATTAATCGAATTGAATCCCCAAGCCTACGAGGACCGTACCGACGGATTGTTCGATTGGTTGGAGCACAGACTTTTCTTTACCACGAATCCGTCCGTTTACAGACGCGAACTTTGTTACTCAGACTGGCCTTCTGGACAGCATTCTGAGGGGGTGTTCACGCACCACCTGCTGGAAGACCCCAATTTGAAGTTTGGGTTTTGGGGCACAAGAGACTCTTCGCCTTCCGTAAATCATATTGGGGCGGTCAGGACTGGTGAGGGGTACTGATGAAGATTGTTGGCGTTTCAATGGTCAAAGATGAGGCCGATATCATTGGTTTTACTGTAGCGAACCTTCTGGATCAGGGAATTGACCACTTGATTATTGCTGACAATCTTTCGTCAGATTCGACTTTAGAGACCCTTAAGAGGATTCAGGCCGACGGGTATCCGATTTCTCTAGTTGAAGACAAGGAGGTCGGGTACTACCAGTCTCGCAAAATGACAGATCTAGCGACTACTGCTTTCGAGCAGTTTGATGCTGACATGGTTATCCCGTTCGATGCTGATGAGTATTGGACGGGTCGTAGGTGTTCTCTCAGGGAGGCGCTAGAGGGGACTGTCTCGGACATTATTGGGGTACCCTTGTTCAACTATTTCCCTACATCGCGAGATGGAGTCGATCAGAATCCCTTTAAGCGTATCCAGCGTCGGGATAAGAAACGAGCCCCGCTTTACAAGGTTGCTGTTCGTCATATCCCTGGCCTGAGGATTATGCAGGGGAATCATTCGGCTGAAGGCGAGGGGACATACGAGATCTGCCATAACGCACTCATTGGTCATTTCCCGTGGCGTTCCTATCAACAGTTCGAGAACAAGGTGAGGAACGGTTATGAGGCGTATAGGGCTTCTACCTTGCCGAAGGAAATGGGTTCCCATTGGCGTTCTTACGGGGAACTGTTGGAAAATCACGGCCCGGACGGACTGCGCTCTCATTTCGAGGAATGGTTCTTTGATCCGGCCATAGAACTGGATCTGGCCCCTATTGGGGCTGAAAGATGATTTCCGTTATTGTCGGAACTTTTGGTGACCCCCTCTGGAAAGAAAAGGCTCACCGGGCTCTAAGTTCTGTCCGAGCCCAAACTGTGAAACCAGCATCGGTTCACGCGATCCACGGAGTTTCTTTGGATCAGGCTCGCAATCAGGGGGCTGAGTGGGCGCTGGGGGAATGGTTGCTTTTCCTGGATGCAGACGACACTATTCGCCCAGAATTCTTGGAGGCGATGAGTCAGACGGTTTCTAGTATTGGTGATCGGGATGCGCTGTTGCAACCGAGTCACGTCTGTAACATCGACACTCCTATCGGTAAGGCTGGGGTCGTTTCTATGATTCCCCCTACCGACATCATGCTTGGGAATTACCTGATTATTGGCACTCTGGTTCGTAGGGAAACCTTTCTAAGGGTCGGCGGTTTCAGGGACCTTGAGATGTATGAAGATTGGGACCTCTGGATCAGATGTATTCGGGATGGGGCTGAGGTCATTCAGGTTCCTGAGGCGGTGTATGAGATCACGTTCAGTACTGGTTCTCGCAATGAACCTTCTGAGGCGGAGAAACGTCGAGTAGCGGATTCGATTCGTTCCAGGTATCGATTTTCCTGAATTTCGTTCTAATCCCCTGTGTTAGAATGTCTCAGTAAATCAGCCACTAACGTCGTTATTGTGGTACTGGAGGAATAGTGGTTGCAAAAAAGACAGAATTTGATATTGCTGACATCATCGACAATGAGGAAGATGAGTCAGAAGATATCTATGTTACTGGCCCATCCGGGTCCACCTATCAAGTCTACAATGATCTTGAAGCCGAGCATTATAAGCAGCTTTCTGAACGCTATCAGGAAGACAATGTTTTTGCGAACGTTTCTGACATTCAGGAACTCGATCGTATTATCATGATGGAACTTATGGCCTATCGCTGGGGTTCCTGGCTTCTTCAGGAGAAAGATTACGAAGGTAAACGGGTTAACCCTCAGGAATTGCAGAAGTCTATAGCGGCGTATTCTAAAGAGATTCGGGAGATCAAGAAGGATCTCGGAATGGATAAGAGTACTCGTGACAGGGATCAGGGGGAAAACTTAGCGGCTTATGTTGAGAATCTTCGGGTTCGAGCCAAGGAGTTCGGAATTGTTAGAAACGAACAGGCGATCAAAGCTATCAATATCTTGATGGAACTCCGTGGGCATCTTACTCTCTGGAAAAACTCTAACGAGTCTGAGCGTCGAGAGTTCAATGCGAACCTTGAAGATATTGTTGCATGGTGCGAAACAAAGTTTGATGAGTTCGATGAGATTGATGCTGCGCTGAGAGAAAAGCAGAAGTATTGGATTCACGAAATCGCTAAGGGTTGATGATGGCTGCAAAAAAAAGTTGGGAAGATCGATTTGAGGCGATGGTGAAAGAGTTCCCGTCCATCGAAAACTTCAATTGGGCGCAAGCTATTTATCGGGACACAGAACTGTTCACAACGCTTTTAGGTGATGTGATCAAGGCTACCGGGGATTCTAGTCGCCCAGGGAAACGTCCACCTTTGTCGAGAAATGAAGCTATCGAGAAGTTGAATCAGGTGGCGGCTGAAGACTTTACAGAGTACGAGTTTTGTGATGCGTTCAGAGGTTTGTGTGCTGGAAAATCTGTAAGGGGTGTTGCTGCAAAAACGGGCTTGGACCGCAACATGGTGCATGGACTCATGACAGGAAGCCGAACCCCTTCGTTTCAATCTATGGAGATTATTGCTGCGGCATTCAGCAAGGACCCTAGCTTCTTTCTAGAATATCGGGTGGGCTATATTCTCAGTGTTGTCAGCAAGTTTCTGTATGATTCACCGGAAACAGCCTCGTTGTGGTTTGAAAAGTTTAAGGTTGACAAGATCGAGGTGAAGTAGTGAGCGTTTACGCCGCTTTATCCGAGGAAGAGTGTTACCTGTGGGCGATTCTGTCTGATCCGTCAGGGATTGATCAGATGGAGTTCATGATTCACGATTCTGCGTACAAGATTCAAGAAAAAGATGGGTCAGTAACGCAGGGTCTGTTTAGAGCGTGGCCGTTTCAGGTGGCTTGGTGGCGTGACAGGAACCCTTTGGTGATCAGCCAGGGTAGTAGGTCAGCTGGGAAGAGTCTTTCATGCTGTGCAGCAGCGTTAGCGTTTCCTTTCTGTTACCCAGGTGAAGAGATGGTGATTACTGCACCTGAGAACGTTCACCTTCAAGCGTTGACGGACAAGATTGAAACAATGTATGTCAACAATAGGGTTCCGAAAGAAATGCTTGTTCGTGGCGTTCACGGAATCAAACACAAGCCGTATCTCCAAAATTTTTCGAACGGTGCCCGTATCATGGGTCGCATCCCTCAACGTGATGGGAGGGGCGTTAAAGGGGTTCATCCGGCAGTTTTGTTACTTGACGAAGCTTGCTTCACAGGAGATACCTTGATCCTGACAGAAAGGGGTCAGGTACCAATTAAGGATGTTCTTGTTGGGGACAGAGTTCTTACGCATAAAGGCAACTGGAAGCGTGTCTTGGGCAATTATGACAAAGGGGAGCGAGAGGTTGTTTCGGTAAAGGGACAGGGGCACTGGGGATTAAGGTGCACTCCCAACCATCACTTCTGGGGAAAGCGAATTTTGGATTGGCATGATCGTAAGAACCAGCACGGAATGAAGGAGGTTAGTGAGTTTACCTGGATTCCAGCCGATGAGTTAGAGAATGCTGCGCTATGGGCGTCACCGATGACCGTTCCTTGGGAGGGTGAAGTTCCGACGACCATTCAGTCCAAGAGAGGGGATATCTCTATTCTCACTACAGATTTTATGTGGTGCCTTGGTCTTTATGCCGCCGAAGGTTCAACATCAAGTAGCTATGGTTCGGGCGGTAAAGAAAATAAGTCAACATGGTCGATCCACGTAAATGAAGTCACTGAAGTTGTAGATCGCCTTAGACAGGCAGGGCTTGCGCCCCTTGTCCAGCCAGTACAGAACACTGCAAATTGTATGAACGTAGTGTGTTGTGGGGTAGATTTAGCTGGTTTCTTGGATGAACATATTGGGGTTGGTTGCTATAACAAGAAAGTCCCTGGATGGGTTTATGGACTCAGTAGCGAGCTAAGGTCAGCGTTCTTCGAGGGAGTCATGTATGGTGATGGCTGCAAAAGTTATGACGCTAGGTATACTCATGTAAGAGACCGCCTCTCAACTACGTCGCGACTTTTAGCTGTTGGGGTTAAGTTGTTAGCTCTCAGCTTAGGTAAGTTTGTTTCCATTCACTACAGAGAGGGTGGTTCCTGTAGTATTCGTGGCAAGATGTTTACATCTGGGCCGAGTTGGGAGGTTGTCACCAACGACTCTGGTCAAGGGCTGACAGATGAGGGAGTTCGTCTTACTAAGGTAAAGCATGTTCGTATAGATGGGCTAGAGAGGGTGTACGATCTTGAGGTAGAGGATGATCATTCCTTTATTGCGGATGGAATTATTGTTCACAATAGTGATTACCCAGAGTTAGCGTGGAACGAACTTATCGAGACAGTCAACCAGTCTTCAGAGAATGCCCAGTGGAAAGCTTTTGGTGTTACCCGCGGGGTACGAGATAAGTTCTACGAGTATACTACTTCTGATAACTGGAAGGTGTATCGGCTACCAGCTATGTTCAGACCTACTTGGTCTGATGAAGAGAGGGCAGCTAAGGTTGCCCAGTATGGTAGCGAGGATAATGTTGACTATAGAAGAAATATTTTGGGCGTACATAGCGACGCCGCGTCGCCGCTGTTTAGTGCCATGCAATTAGGCAGGTGTTTTATAGGTGTGACGTCTATACACGTCCATAAGGACGAGGAGAATCATTGTCTATTTGATGTAATACCTATCTCGGACGTTAGTATAGGAGACGTGGTTTTGAACGCCGTCGGGTCTGGTACAGTTATCAACAAGATAGTGTCAGAACACGACGAGATCTACGAGATCCGAGTGCAAGGAGAGTCCATCTACGGAACCGGAGATCACCCCGTATTTACTCGAAGAGGCTGGGTTCCAATCAGAGACCTCACCACCGACGATGAGATCGTCACAGCCGATGGCTTGCCTCAATTGTGGGAAGGGCTTTCCGGTGAGGGGCAGGATACGTTACTCAAGAGTCTGTACGGATGAATTTGCGAGAGACGAATGGCTGACTTCGCAAGGGTGGACAATATCACGTGTCACAAACGAGGAAGTGCTGAGTTCGATCGACTCAGTGAAGGAAAAGATACCATCACTTGTTACGACCTGACTGTAGATACCCACCCCAGCTTTTTTGTTGGTGAATCCAAGCTTCTCGTTCACAACTGTACGGACACGAATCAGTCATCATTTTACAATGAGAGCGAATACTGGAACATTGAATTTGATGATGCAGACGTAGAATTGGCTGGTGGGAATATCCTGAACCTCATTGATCCTCCTGGCACCCACGCCAAATACAAGAACTTCTGGATCGGTTGCGACGTAGGGATGACGATTGCCCCGACAGCTATCGTCATTTTCTCTGAGGTGTCAGAGAAGAAGTCTGCGCCACCTGTGTTGAAGTTATTGGGGAAGCTCATTCTTAAGCGCATCAAGACCGGGGATCAGGCCACCCTTGTCTTGCATCTGATAGACATCTATCGTCCTTTAGCGTTCGCATTGGACTCTACTGGTGTTGGGTTAGGGCTCTACGATTACATTCAAGACAAGGCCCGAGAGAATCCTGAATTGAGGCAGTTTCAGGAACGGATCAAGGGGTACAACTTTAGTCAGAAGATCGTTGCTGATTGGGACGATACTGTAGAGATCGATCCTGATGACCCAAAGAGTTGGGAAAAGGCTGAGATTAGACGTTCAGTACTTGAACGCAGTACTGATGTGTTGCGTGCATTAGTAGACGATCAGCGTATCCAGTTGCCTTGGGATCGTGAGTTACTCGGTGAATTCCAGGGGCAATCCTGGACGTATGCTAAAGCAGCATTGGACCCCTATGGACGAAAACGAGTCTTTTCGGCAGGCGCGTTCCATTCACTTGATGCGTGTCGAATGGCTGTGCTTGCGTATAAGCAAAATGCTATTGAGCAGCTTCTCAAAGCTCAGGAACGTCCTTGGGAAGCCCCACCCACAATCTTCCTGTGACCCCCTCCCTGTCCTATGCGTGTTCTGTGGAAACAAAGCTAGTCTCTGCATTGAGCGCCACCATGTATCATTACTGCTATGCAATTTCTGTGCCATAACATCTAGAGTCTGGATCGTTCCCACGTCTCATCCCGACTTGTTCCTTGCGACTTTGAAGTCGGGGAGAAACGAGGTTGAGTTGGGGTCGATGCGGTACCTAGATGTCGTAGGTATGATCTTAGAATTGCAACTTGGTTCCACCGTTATGGGAGACAGAGGTAGGCAAAAATGGGTTCTGGCGACGTTATTGCCGAATGGCGTAAGGAAATCCTGAGTTACTTGGAGGAAATGTACGGTTTCCGTGAAGAAAACAACCCGATTGAGATCATGAAGAAGCTTTCGGCGTTCTCATCTCGGGTTTCTTACATGAGAAACGTAGCTATTCGGTCAAGTAATAAGCAGGTTCAATCTTTCCGCCTTGAAGAGATCGACCCGTTTCTGCGAGAAACAGAGTTTCAGTTCAAGGTTTGGTCAAGGGTTTCCTCGGTGGTGGCCCAAGAGTGGGAGATGGCGAAAGGTTGAGCATGGAAGAGTTCGAGTACGACACCCAGTTAGGTGAAGTGGTTGTTGTAAATCAGTCAGGACTCCCTGATGACGAGGTGATTTCTGCTGTTCGTGCCCAAGCCAAGCTGCCGGAAGTAGCGGCCTTGTCACGTTGGGTATCTTCTAATGCTGCGTTCAAGAACAGTAAGACTCGTACTGGGACCATTTTTGACAGGGATCGTTTCGTTACCCCCGAGAATATTTTCGACAAGTTCCGTACAGCGTCTGATGCAGCCCGAACTGATGATGTCGTTGCTGGTATCTGTGAAACTACAGAGCAGTTGGCGTTCAAGCGGGTTGTCGTTGAGTGCGAAAATGATCAACAGCAGAACATCTGGAATCAGATTGCTGAGGACATAGATGTTACCCAGCGGATGCGAGAGATTTGGCGTGAACTGTTTATTCTAAATCAGTGTTATCCGGCGATTCTGTGGAAGCGCAAGTCTTATCGGGTCCGTGGCCGCACTCCGACAGGCACTAAATCCAAGAAGGAGTTCAAGAACTTAACTGTCCCCAGGGGGATCACTCTTCTTGATCCTTGCAAGGTCGTTCCCTTTGGGGACTTCATGTTTGGTAACGAAAAGTTGCTTTATCTAGCAAGTCCCGGTGAAGCTAGCGCATTTGACGAGTTTTTAGCTAACAAAAACAGTTCCGATCTCGTTGTTCAGAGTCTCATCAAGAACCGAGTTGATCTCGGTAGGGATGAGCGTCAATTGGTGCAGGACATCACTGGGATGTCAGCGCATGAACTGAACACTTTCGAATTGAATCCTGACAATGTGTGGCGGATTACATCTACTCGCCCTGACTATCAGCGGTTTGCCGATGTTCGTATGGAGTCAGTGTTTGAGTTGCTGGACCTCAAGCATCTGTTGAGGGCAATGGACCGGACTTCTTTGTTGGGGTCTACGAATGCGGTGATCCTCGTCAAGAAGGGTTCTGACGAGCGTCCAGCGCAACCTGGGGAACTAGAGACCCTATCTACTCAGATCGGTGGAACTGCTCGTCAGCCGATCATTGTGTCTGATCACCGTATTGAGATCGAGATCATCACCCCCAAGACTGACAAGACTCTTTCCCCGGAGAGATACAACGGGATCGATTCTCGTATCACGTCCCGCCTGTACCAGATCCTTTCCAGCGGTTCGTACAGTTCTGGCATGGCCGCAGATAACTCTCTGAAGTTGTTTCAGGTTATCTCCACCTCAATGGAGGCCCGTAGGGATTCGATCAGGGATTCGATCATGCGCCACGTCTTTGAGAAGACGATGGAGAGGAACCCTGAACTCGTAGATGATCCGAAGTTGCAGTTCTACCCACGTAGGGTGGCTCTAGCGTTCGATCCTAACATCGCTACGTTCATGATGGATCTCCGTGATGGTGGGGATCTCTCTCGTGACACAATGCTTGCCGAGTTGGACATTCTGGAATCCGATGAGGCAATCAAGATGGAACGGGAGAACAAGTACTACAACAACATTTTCGGACATTACAACGCTGCGACAGACCCGAACCCCGGATCAGAACCCGACGGGTTGCCCCAGGGAGATGGGGAGAATGGGATTCCCCCACGGGACGGCCGTCCAGTCTCCAAACGGGTTGCTGGTCGTCGTGGTGGGGGCAACAAGAACGGTGGTGGAATGAATCGGCAATCGCAGCGTTCAGGGCCTCCCCGTGGTGAAGATAAACCCGAATAGAACATATTTGGAAGAACCGTTACATTTGTGGAGGTATAACTATGTCTATCATCATCGAGTCTGGAAATAGCGTTCATTTCACTTGTTCTGCTCGACTTATCGATGATGATCGCGACGTTGCTTCCGATTGGGCTTCTCAGCACATCAAGACTAACAAGTTCATCAAGTGGATTGTGGGTCGATATGTTGAGGCTGATAACGCTAACCGTAATAACCAGTATTGGACTCTCAGTGATCTACAGGCGAAACATTCGACGGTTGATCACACCCCGATGAACATGGGTCATCGGCATAACGAGATTGTCGGTACAGTTGTTGCGTCAGAGATGATCTATCCGACAGATGAGTCTGCCGCTGATCAGAATCCGTTTGTGGAAACTGTGGGGGCGTTCTGGAAGTGGTATTTCCCAGAGCAACTTTCAGCCATCGAAAAAGCCTATAGCGAGGGTTCGCTGTACCAGTCGATGGAGAGTGTTTCTGACACAGTTACTTGCGTGGGTGAGGGTGGTTGCGGCCAAACGTTCGACTATGCGGGGCCAATGTCTGACACCTACTGTGATTGCATCAAGGAACACAGATCTAGTAAGCAGTTGGATAATCCCCATTTCCTGGGGACGGGATTGATTATTCCCCCTGATCGCCCTGGGTGGACTAACGCTGAAATCAATGAGATTTCAAAGATGACAACCGATGACGAGAAGCATCGAGTCTTAGCCTCTATCGCAGCAGAGTCCCCTCATCTTTCCCCAGATGAATGGGAAAAGGTCATGTGGACCTTACAGTTCCAGGCGTTTCATGACGAGATTCTTTATGCCACTAAGGAACATGAGGTCGCTGCCGAGGAAATGTTAAACCGTAAACCTCCGAGCTTGATTGCTCTTCAGGTCGCTCAGGGCTTTATGGCTAAATCACGTTACTGATTGCCGTATTATTTCTGTCTTTAATGATTTGATACTCGGCCGTTAAGTTCGCAGATGTCAGAAAGGTGTCTTTCTATGGGTTCACTCAAAGAACAGCATGATAAACTACTTGCTGAGATGCCTGATGGCGCTACCCATGATGAGGCTACTTGTAGCTTCTGTTCAACTGAAGTCCCTGTAGAGACTGATCCCGAAGGGGGTGACATGAAGACCTATACCGAAGATGAATTTACCGCCGCTGTTCAAGAGGCTGTTGCCCCTATTCAGGCTGCTGCTGACGCAAAGGTTGCTGAGATTCAGGCTTCTCTCGATGCTTTGACTGCTGCGTCAGAGCAGAGCGAAGTTGATTCTGCTATTGCTGAGGTGCAGGCAAAGCTTGATGTCGCAGAAGCTAAGGCTGCTGCTGCTGAAAAGACTCTTGCCGACACCATTAGCTACCTTGAGTCCGCTGTCGCTGCTGAAGCTGAGGCTGCCCGTCTTGAGACTGTCAAGGCTGAGCGTCGTGATGCGATCAAGGCTGTTGCAGCGTTTGGTGACGAGTACATCGACGCCAACATTGATCGTTGGGTTGCTCTTTCTGATGAGGCTTTCGAGGCGACCCTCGAAGATCTCCGTGCAGTTGCCAGCGTTACTCCCGCTACCGAGGTTGAGACTGAGGTTGAGGGTGAGGCTGCTGCCGAAACCGCTATGGAAACCGTCCGCACTGAGCGTTCGACCACTTCTGCTGCGGCCGCTGTATTCAGCGCCCGCAACCGGGGTATCGACGTTCGGGAACTTAACATCTGATTTTAGAAAGGAGGGGAAATGTCCTCATATGGTCGTAACTTTGATTTCCGGGTTACTCCGAAGGGTGGGCAGCGTCAGGGTCGTTATTTCAACGATGACAGCGCTGCTATTCCTATCGGTGCTCCCGTTGTAGCAACTTCTACCACCAACGCTCTGGGATGCCGTGGGCTTGAACTAGCTACCGGCGCTCAGAATGCGCCGCTACCCGGCAAGGGTGGAATCATCGTCTTTGAGTATGCGTGGAACGGCTTTGCAGGTACCGATCCTGTTCTAACCACCTACTCTGACCTTGATACCGCTCCCGTCGGTAAGGCGTGTCAGTTGATTTCAGGCGAGGACGTGAAGGTCGTTCTTCGGAACACCACCGCAACCTCGTTCCTGTTCCGTGACAACTATCCGACCGCCCGCAAGATGGTTGCAGGCGTGGGTGGGGCTACCCCCACTGTTGCAGTAGGTGACTACCTGACCCCCGGCACTGGTAACGATTCCGCTGGGTACTGGGCTGAAACCGCTACTGCTTCTCAGGCATGGCTTGTCGTTACTGGCGTCAACAACACCACGGGCGAAATTGAAGCCCGTCTGAACTTCTGAGGGAGGTGTCTGAAATGTCTCGTTACACTATTCAAGGTAATACCACAACCGAAGAGAGCGAAGCTCTCGGGCGTAAGCTTCAGGCGCTGAACGAGGAAGCGCGTGAGAACATCGACAACGAGCAGTGGTTGCATGACCGTGCTCAGGAGATGTCTGACACCATTTACGAGGGTTTCAAGCATGAGAACCTTCTGTCACTACTTTCGACTGTAGTGAACGTGCCCTTCGGGCAGCGTGTCACTTGGTCCGAGGTTCGGGGCATGAAGGCTTTCTGGCTTGCTCGTGGTGGTTACATTGAGGCGTCGAGTGTCCACAAGGAAAGCGCAGAGATTGAGGCCGACATCATCGGTTTCCATGTCTTCGAAAACCTTGATAAGCTAGAGGCCAACTTCGGTGAGACTGCTGCTACCCTCATCGAGCTTGGTATCGAGCGCATGGACGCTACGATCAATCAGCGTTTCCTCACCCTGTTGCAGCAGGCTGTTCCTTCTGGTCCCAACTACCATTCCGGTTCTGGGGTTTCTCTCGCCACCGTCAACTCTGCGTTGGCTGCGGTTCGGGACGCCTCTAAGGGTCGTGAGGTTACGATCGTTGGTCGTGCCCCCATGACTGATCAGATCATGTACGATCTGATGGGGTCCAGCTACAACGGTGCAGGGTTCCTTCCTGCCACCAACGAGGACATGGTTCGCCGTGGCGTTCTCGGCACCTACCTTGGTGCCAACATCGTCACCTTGACGAACTACAAGGACGATAACGACGTTAGCTACTTCCCTGCGAATGAGCTGTTTGTTGTTGCGCCTGATGCGTCCAAGTCGGTGTTCTGGGGCGGTCTGCGTTCTGCCGACTGGGTCGAGCAAGAGCTTGACTATTGGCATTTCCGGGCACGTCGAGAGGCCGGTATGGTCTGTGCCCGCCCGGACCGTGTGGCTCGCATCGTGGATACCAGCATCACGCCGTGATAACTGGTTGAGTCGCATCCCGACACAACGAAAGGGGAGCCGCATCGGCGGCTCCCCTTTCGCGTTGCGGTAGGGCAACGGCCTCCGCTCGTTAGTGTAACAGACGATCCATTTGATTGGTACGGTGATGTCGATGCGGAAGAATCTCTATGAGGCGTTTGGGGAAACGAAGTCTATCTATGAGTGGGTCGATGATCCGAGGTGTGTTGTTCCGTTTTCGACCCTCAAAGGGCGCGTGTACAACAATCCAGATAAGTGGAGTTCGTTTGAGGACGCTATTACTGCGCCACTTTATACCGGACGCGGAAGTTCGACCAAATCAATCAAGCGCCGCAGGAGCCATAAATTCGATGAATTGAATGATCCTCGGTGGATAGCTAATAAGACTATCAGACAGGTAATGAAAGATGTCGGATGTTCAGGTAATGCCGCTGCACGAGCCTTTAGGAGATTCAATCTCAAGCCCGCTAAGGCTACTACACAAGGACACCATCAGAATAAAATGGTGGAAGGAAAGACCGCTAAGGAATGGAGGTTACTCTATCAGTCTGACGTTAGTGAACGACTCTTTTGGGTTAGGTTGCGCCAAGGTTGGTCTATTGAGGATGCCCTCTTGTTGCCGCCAAGGGAGTATAATCTATTAGAAGCGTTTGGTGAGCATAAAACTTTGTCTGATTGGTTGAGAGATGAGCGGTGTGTTGGTACTGGTCATACGGTTCGTACCCACTTAAAAAGTGGAACTTCTTTAGAAGAGGCGCTTTTGGTACCTGCGCAGAAGCCTGTCCTTCAGGAGGCGTTTGGGGAATGCAAGACTTACGTCGAATGGAGTCGTGATTCTCGATGCGTAGTCAGCAAATCGACCCTGCATTCCAGGGTGAGTCAGTCAGGGTGGGATATTGAGACAGCCCTTACAACCCCGATTAGTCAGCCATACTCCCATGCTGAGGGCCGTCTGGCGGCTTACGTAAGTGACTTAGGGCTGGAGGTTCAGAGGAATGTCCGATCCATTATTTCCCCTATGGAATTAGACATCTTGGTTCCAGAGAGGGGTCTTGCCATCGAATTCAATGGGATCTATTGGCATTCAGAGAGGCGTGTTGGGCAATATTATCATCGCATTAAGTATGAAAAGTGTAAATCTGCGGGAATTCAGCTTATCCAGGTTTGGGAGGACGACTGGAGAGATTCGCCAGAGATCATCATGTCAATGCTGGCACATAAATTAGGGAAGTCCACCCTTCCCATCATTGGGGCCTCTAAGTGCAATATCGTAGACTTATCCTCTAGTGTTGCTCGTAAATTTCTAGATACCTACCATATTCAGGGTTATGCGAATGCAGGGATAAGGCTGGGACTAGCCACTAGGGACGGTGATCTTGTGGCTGTTATTACGTTTCGGGCATCCAATGATGTTGACTGGGAGTTGGTCCGTTACGCAACGTCTGCTAGAGTTCCGGGTGGATTCAATAAGCTTCTGAGAGCCTTTAGGCGCAGGCACCCCGGCTCTATTAAGACTTTTGCTGACCTAACAGTTTCGAACGGGGCCGTCTACGAACAGGCAGGGTTCATCCTGGATAAGGTTCTTCGGCCAGATTACAAGTATGTCGTCAGTGGACAGAGGGTCCATAAGTTCAACTATCGCATCCAGCGATTTCGTTCAGACCCGGATCTTCTATTTGAAGAAGGGCTTACTGAGACGCAGTTAGCTGAGTTGAATGGGCTAGAGAGAATCTACGACGCGGGCAAGGCCCGCTACATCCTGCCCTGACAGTTCAGTAAACGGCGTTAGGGAGTCCCTGTGGACAGTCTCCTGGAGACCAGACCCTCAGAATCATGTTCCTAGGAGTCAAAAGTTTTCAGGAGCTGTGCAAAATTTTGACTAAACGAGTTCTGGAAGGGTCTTGATAAACTCCTCCGGCAGGTCTGCTAGGTAAAGACGTTCCGTCCCGAACTATACCGAAAGTGGTAAAGTGTTGCCGTTAGATGCCTTGTAGGGTCAGGTTGAGACACACCTCTACCCTCGGGACCATTCGTGCAGGTCATGTGGGAGCCCCGTCACCGGGGCTTCTGCATGTAAACAGGAACCCCTCTCCGTGATATCATTCCGTTATATCTACTAAGACGTAGGAGTGTGTGTCATGCCAGAGAAGGAAACTTGGGAAAATGCGACTCTGTCGCAAGTGTGGATTCTGACCAATGATCCCCGTGGGGAGACTCGGTCAGAACTTGTCCGTCCGGGCCAGAAGATTCAGGTTTCAGTAGATGAGCGTCTATTGAATTCAGATCGAGCATATGCCCCAGATGTGGACGTTTTCAAGAATGGGAGTCTGATTCCTGTGCGACTGATCGATTCAGCAGAAGATTACGCGGAGCACGCCAACAATCCTAACAACCTGTCAGAATCTGATATGGTTGATTTGTTCAAGTTGTCGGCGGCAGCTTTCAAGAAGCGTCTGGCTGAGATTCAGAACCCGGCAGCAATGGACCGGATTGTGACCCTATCTGAGGATGAGTCCAATAAGGCAACTTTGGCTCAAGTAAAGGCCGCTCAGGCCCGTCTAGAGGAATTGCGCCCCTCTAAGGTTGGGAAGCAGCTATTCAAGGAAACGGCCGTAACCCCAGGCTGATTTCGGGTCGTTATTTAGGGGGAGATGTTCTCTGGAGGTACTGATGGCCGCTGTTTATTTGACCGACTTGATTCCGAGTCTGGAGGCGGCACTTTCGGTTCCAGGGACCACCTCCCCCTACAGTGCAGCTACCGATGACGAGTGGCTAGCTAAGCTTAAAAATGCGTTCTGGTTGGCTGTGCTGGATCAGGTCATCTCTGGCTATGAGATGGACGAGGACGGAACCATTACAGAAACCGATGGGACAGCCACTCTGTCTAGTCAGTTGCAGTACCTGATCGTTCTGTACGCCTGCATGGACGTGGTTCGTAACCAGCTGCTTCAGATGAAGACGGTGTTCCGAGCTAAGGCTGGTCCCGTCGAGTACGAGACTCAACAGTCAGCGCAGGTGCTAAAGGCGCTCCTTGACCAGTTTATGAACCAAAGGGACAGAATTCTGGACACTCTGGCTTCTACCTCTAATTTGAGCACCTACTACATCGATGCTGTCCGATCTCGTGATTACGCCATTCGGATCGATGCGACCGACTGGGTGGTCTGATGGCTACACCTACTGACCCCACGTTCGGGGCGGGATTCAATGCCACCGAATTCAGGAACGCCATTACCCAAACGATGCTGATGGGTATGCCTGAGGAAGTGGCTGAGCAGGCTACGTTCATGTGGACTGTGGACCGTACGTATCCGATTCATGACCCTGCTGGTGACCCGTACGATTTCACAGCTACCCCTACTTCTACTGTGGCTCCGCCTGAGATGATTGTTCCTTGCGCCGTTCAGATATCTACTCGTGGATCGCTGATGGACGGAACTGCAATGGGGGAGTTCAATCACCAGAAGCTAACGATCACTATCCTTGACACGTATTATGAAGACGTGTCTGATGCGGATTTAGTACGGTTTGGGGACTCTCTTTACAATATAGATTTTTGGGAGCCTGTGATTGGGCTTTTCTCTGTCTCTGTGTATGCAGTTCACTGTACCTCTTTGGATGAGGCGTAATCATGTATTCTGGTGGTAAGCTGTATCGCCTGATTGGCGACAATTTCTACAACATGATTCATGATTCTTTGGAAGATCTCGGCTGGTTCAATCCTGCCCGGAAACATCTTCCCGTGCATCTCATTCCCGAACCAGTAGAGGATAATGAGGCTATCCAACTCAATACCATTGCGATCTCAGATGAAGAGATTACGACTAGTGACGTTGAACTGGGTTCGGTTTTGGCTGAGCATCGTTTGTTGTTCTACATCGACATCTATGCTGAATCCAAAGCTATTGGTCGTCATCTTTCTGGGGATATCAAGGACATCCTTGAGGGTCGAATGAACAGCATTGGGCGAGGGTCACCTACTGTGACTGTGATGGATCTTTCTTTGGCGACCCCTACCGAGTTGCTGGTGTGCCAGATTGAAAGTGTTGCTGTTGAGCGTGGTCGAGCGTATCTGAAGAAGCATCAGCAATTCTGGTACAGCGTCATGTGCGAGTTAGTGTTCTCGTTCCAGTCTGACCTAGACTAAACTAGTCCCAATTCTATCTTTGGGGTGTCTATGGATCAGAAAACGTTTTGGGTAGTTGCCCTGCCTCATACGGATACGACGTTGGAGTTTGAGGCGGACGCCTATCAGAGTAAGTGCCGCAAGTTCTGTAATATGATGAAGTCTCTAGGGCACAAAGTGTATTTGTTCTCTGGGGAACGAAACGAAGCTGATTGCGACGAACACTTTCCGGTGTTCACCGATGAGAAGCGTCGGGAATGGTTCCCTCAAGTGGACTGGCACAAGAACTTCTTTCCCATCACATGGGACCCTACTGACGCTCATTGGGTAGAGGGTAACAACGCTGTCATTGAGATTCTGAAGGATCGGATTCAACCCCGAGACTTCATCTGTGTTATCGCTGGCCGTTGTCACGAGCAGATCGCTCAAGCTTTTCCTAACCATATGACTGTAGAGTTCGGGATCGGGTATACGGGAGTTTTCTCGTCCTACAAGGTCTTTGAGTCTTACAGTCACATGCATTACTGCTACGGTGATGTTCATGATGACAATGGGAAGTTCTACGACACAGTTATTCCCAACTACTTCGAGGTCGATAACTTTCCAGTCAATCTAGAGAAGGATGATTACTTCTTGTTTTTGGGGCGGTTCATCAACCGCAAGGGCGTCTCTATTGCGGCAGAAGTAACCAAGCGGATCGGAGCGAAGCTGGTTGTTGCCGGTCAGGGCGTTCAAGTTCAAGACGACATGCTGCTTGGTGAGGACGTAATGATTCAGGGGGACCATATCGAACATTTCGGGTTTGCTGATTTTAGGCAGCGGGCCGAACTACTTAGCCACGCTAAGGCCACGTTTATGCCCACAACGTATCTGGAGCCGTTTGGTGGGGTCAGTGTTGAGTCTCTGCTATGTGGGACCCCTGTGATCGCTACTGATTTCGGGGCTTTCAGTGAGAATATTCGACACGGTATTGATGGGTACAGGTTCCGTACTATTGGTGAGGCTGTCTGGGCTGCTCAGAACCTAAGTCAGTTAGATAATGCTAGGATTGCTGAGGATTCTCGAAATAACTTTTCGACGGACAGGATAAAGATGTTGTATCAAGCCTACTTTGAACAACTTGATACTCTTTGGGGTGAGGGATTCTACTCCGACTGGGATAAGGGTGTTTCTGAATATGAGCGGTACAGGAGAATCTAGTGGACGATAAGGCTTTTTTAGGTAAGAGGCGAGATAGAGCCCTGGCGATCATTTTGTCTTACAAAGAACAACATGTTGATCCTGAGCTAGATGACTCCGTTGCTGTTGCGTTCAGGAAACTAATTCTTGACCAGATCAATGAGGTAACAGATCTAGCGTTTGACTTGATCGGTTCTGAGTCCGTCTATAATGAAGAGTTCATGCGTAAATTGGATGAGATTTACGTGGCGCTCACAGATGAGGACGATTCAGATTAGGTTCGGGGGATGTCATGGCTGGTGATGAGTTTGTATTTATTACCGATGACATCATCAAAGCTGTTCTGAGAGAAGTAAACTCTCAGGTTTCTGAGGCGTTCCATAAGTTCTCTACTCATTGGCAGCAGTCAGCTACCCGTCGAGAGTTGATGGCTGATGTCAACAAGCGTGTTGCTGCCGGGGCGCAGAACGCTGTTGTGGAGGCGTATCAGGCGTCCCCGATCGGTAAGCAGGAATCCTATCGTGGGAACGACACTGGGAAGTGGCGACGGTTCTCTGGCAACAGAATGCGAAACGCTCTATCCAGTCCCAGATTCCAGGATTCAGATAAAGACGGGATTTATTTCGGTAACATCAGCTTCTTGGATTCTCAAGCTAAACAGTGGTATCGGCTCAACTTCGGTGCGGATGGGACTAACAAGTCAAAGGCTGGGCGTTCCCCTGGTGTTGGGTCGATGAGGTTTTTCGGTAAGGCCATTTCCAAGCGCGTGGATCTTAGCGATTATCCCCCTTCTGAGGCTTTCTTCATTCCGAAGGGTGCCGTGTTTTCTTCTGATTTCATGGGGTCATCAGGCAGGGTTCGTGGGGTTCCTCGGGGGGCGCATGGTACGAGTGCCCTTTACGTTCTGGGTAAGGGTGGGGCTTCTTTGAAGCGGGTAACCAAGAACGATCCAAAGCCTTCGGTGTTCGGGCGTCGTCAGATGGCTTCAGGTATTCGTGGTGGACGATTCCTTGAGGCTGGCGCTAGGTATATCAATGAGAACTACGGGAAAGAAGTTACCGAGGTTGCTAACACGTGGTTCAGGGAATCTAAGCGTAGGATGCGGTAACTAAACTAGTTGATTATTGTGTGTGGCGTCCGTTGTATTGGTAGGATACACCGATAATGAGCGGTGTATAGGATTCTACACACTGCCTCCGGGTAGTTGGAAATATGAAAACCCATCTGACTATTAGGAGGATTTCATGAGTATTCGTGGATCGCAGATCCTACATGACGTAAATGGTTACGTTGTAGACCGCATTCAGACAGCAGGCCCAGGGTCTCTTAACATTCCTGAAGAGAAGGTCTACGAGCTTGGTAACTTCGAAACTCTGGCGACTGTTCGGGACATCCCTGACCTCAGCTTCTCGCTTCAGAGCTTCGATGTTTCCTGCGAGTTCGAGGCGCTACTTCTGGGCAAGAACCCGACGACTTTGACCGCCAATCAGGAACTTGATTTCGTGAACCACGTCCCAATTGACGTGATTTCACCGTTCAAGTCCCGGCGTGGTGCGTTCGACATCGTTAAGGGCGTTGCTGTTCCTTATCTGACCCTAGAGCGGGCCAGCTACACCTACGGGCTTCGTCAGAACGCTTCCCAGGAGTTCTCACTCAAGGGTGACTCGATTTATTACACCCAGGGTCAGCCCTACTACAAAGAGTTCACCCTAGCGGGTGCTGGCAGCACCTATGCGTTCGGAATGACCGCTGATGTTTACACCGAGGGCGCAGACACCGTTTATGCCCTTTGCGTAACCTTGGTGGATTCAACTACTGGAGCCTACAAGCGTCTATTCCATGATGCTGGCGGAACCACGGGCTACAGCAACACTGCCACTCAGGTGACAATTGCTCAGAACCACACAGCAGATTACGACACTGTTCGTATCGTGTGGTCAAGCTCGGCCACTATGGGTTCGTACACCCAGTTGGGTAATAACCCTAACTCTCATCCCGTTCACCAGAACGTATCGGTCAAACCTGCTGCGGTTCGCCCTAAGGACATCGATGTCTACATCGGTACTGCTGCTGCGACCCCGGTATGGAGCCGCCTGAACTCAGTCCAGTCCGCTCAGGTGGATTGGTCAGTGCAGTTGGAGAACGACGAAGAGTTCGGTAACAAGCACTACGTCGTTTCTGACTATGACGTTCCCGAGGTGACAGGGCAGATCGGGATCAAGCCGTTCGATCCTGCTGACTTGTTCTATAAGCTGTCACAGATCACTGGCGTGCCTTCAAGTGAGGTCATCGGACCTGAACTGACCACCCCGGTACCGATCGAGGTTCGGATCAACCATCCTGACACTGGTGCTCGACTCAAGACCATCTATGTGCCTGACGCACGGTTCCAGGTGCCCGGTCTTCAGGGTCGAGTTCAGAGCAAGCTGGAGAATACCTTCAGCTTCACCTCTGATACCGGCGTGATGAAGGTCTTCAACGGCAATGGTCCCGGTGGGGCTAACTGATAGTTGAGTGTGGGTAATGGTTGGCGGAACGGATTTCGGTTCGTTCCGCCAACTACCTAAGAGGCCAACACTCGTTTGACCTCTTAGGTAGTTGCAAGAGTTGGGGTTATGGGATTTAGGGTTAGGCGAGTCTGTTACTGTAGTGCAGATTCATTCGGGATTTAGGAGATTACTATGGCAAATGTTCGTACACCCAAGCGTCGTAAGCTGAGCGACCTGTACGTTGTTGGTAAGGAAATCATCTTTGATGACGGTTCTGGTGAGGAACCTGTTGCAGTTTGGATTTCCAAGATTTCACCTATCGAGCAGCGTAACGCTGTCGATGCTGCGGCTTCTGAGCGTGCCCGTGTGCTGCTTTTCAAGCGCCTTCCTGAAGATGACGCTACCCGTCTGCGGTTCCGAGATCAGCTAGCTGAGATGGACGGCGAGAATCGTGACACTCTCGTTGAGTTCCTGATTTCAGCCAAGATGTACGAGGCTGAGCTTTCAGCAGAGTCTCGTCTTGGGGCCGAGGAGCCTTGGTCCAAGGATGACTATCTGAAGGGTCTTCAGGATCTGTGGGTCAAGGAGATGAAGGAGCGGTACTACCGCGATGAAGAGGATAAGGAAGCCGCTCAGGTTTACGGTGAGTTGAAGAAGTTTGCTGACGAGGTTCAGGAAGCGGTTGCTGACGAGAAGGATTCTCTCAAGTCTCAGTACGAGGATACGCCGCTCGTGGAACTTCAGGAAAAGACGATTGATCGACTTATCGAAACTGAAGCCGATTTTGCTTGGATGAACGAGTTTCGTCGTCAGCAGGTCTTCTATGCTACCCGCACCCCTGAGGATCACCGTGTTCGGTTCTTCGAGGATCGTTCCGAGGTTGATGAGATCCAAGATGAGGTGTTTGAGCGTCTTCTGACCGAGTTTACCCAGTTGACTGTTGAGGTCATGGAGGGAAAAGACTCGCAGGAGACCCCCAGTTCCTCCGAGGAGTCGCAGTAGCGAAAGCTGGTGGCTGCCCGTTGATGGGTTTCGATTTCACCGATATTCCCGCTGATCTGTTTTCTGCGATTGATCACGCTAATCGTGTGTTGGGGTGGCAGGAAAACCTGATGGACGATGAGATGCCTGAGCGTTGGAAATGGCATCTCGATTGGGAAATCGAAACCCATTTCGAACTAGTGAAATCTGCTAGAGATAAGAAGTATGGTTCTGGCGCAGATTCTTCTGAAGAGTTCGAAAATGACGGGGAGGATTCAGTATTCAGTGAGAACGCTTATGCGTCTAGATTCTTTGATTAAGGGGTCGTTACTTACGTAGACCGCTAGGGGTACGGATTGTGAGGGGTTATGGCTGGTGAAGACGTTCTAATTAGAGTTGGCGTCGACTATTCAGCAGCCATTGCTTCGACCCGTCAGTTCGAGCAGGAACTTCGTCGTATTCTGGCTAGTTCTGCTCAGTCTGCTGTAGCGTCTGCGGCGGCAACTACTTCGGCTGCGTTGTCTGCGTCTACAACTAATCGGGGGGCTTTACCTCAGCAGGCGGCAGGTCAGCTGTCTGCTGTTCCTGACTATACCCGTGAGTTGACTTCTATCAACAAGAACCTTGAGATTCTTGTTCAACTTACCCGGTCTAACACTAATCGTACTGTAATCTTCTCAGAGGGGCCTAGAACGACCCCTGTGGCTGTTTCTGCCCCTCCCCCTGTAGTTACTACATCTTCTACTCCGCGTCCCGTAGCGGCCCCTGTAGCGCCTCCTAGGCCGGTTCAGGTTACTCGTCCTACCCCTGTAGCTAGTTTTGCTAATGATCGTGCTGCACGGGAGTTGGCTACTGCACAGACCGCGTATGCAAACACGTTGCGCCAGTTGGCGACTCGGGCTGTAGCGCCGGTTCAGGTTGCTGCCCCGGCCCCGGTTTCTCATGTGGCTCCGAGGGCTCTTCCTCAACCGACAACTCGGGTCCTCGACACGACACCTGTTCAGACAGCTATGGCGTCTGTGGTTGCTGAACTAAACAAGGTTCGTCAACCATCTCAGGTTTCTGGGGCTGCTATTGCGGCACAGTTGAGTGCAGAGATGACCCCGTTCCGGGTGATGATGACATCGCTTACGGCGGCAATGTCGTCGGCTCGGGCGTCTGTGGCGCAGTTGTCGGCTGCTAGTGCTGGCGCTGGTCGTGTACTTGAGGCTGTAGCTGCTAGATCTGGCGGATCGACTGGATCTAGTGGATCGAGTTTTGGGGGAAGTGGATCACCGCCCCCACCCCCCATACTCCCACAGCCATCGTCTCCGCCCCCACAGCCTCCACCGTCACCGAGGGGTTTGAGTTCTGGTCCTACCCCGCTAGGTTTGCCGAGTGGCGATTGGCAGAGTCCGTGGATTGGAGAGTTCGATGAGGCCCTGAAACGTAGGGTCAATGGGTGGATTAAACAGCGGGTAGCAGAAGTGGGGCAGGGTCCTTCTGGAACCCCAATTGCTACGCCTTGGGTCCACCCCACAGTTAGCTGGAGTCAACCAATTCCGGGGAATCTGGGGCCGATCCGTCCCGATTTAGTGATGCCTCCTGTTCGGACCACGTTAGGTCCCGGTCCTGAAGTTTCTCGGCCCGTCATTGACACTACAGCCACCCAGCGTTCCCAGGATCTGGTGTTGGCTCAGCGTGATTACGCAACGTCGTTGCGTCGAGCGTCAGATGTTACTAATCAGCAGGCTGCACGTTACGTTGATCTGAAAACTATCCAGCGTCCTCCTACCGATCTGCTGGGGTTAGGTCCTGGGAGATTCGCAGAGAAAACTTCGGAAGCAGCAGGGCGTAGAGTTCTCCCGTCTTCTGGGCAAACGTATCCGATGCCTGTTAGTTCAGCACGTCAACTGCTTGATCATCCTAGCCCACGACAAAGCAAAGTTGATAGGCTACTCAGCGATGATCAGTTCAGGGGAATGCCCCCTGATGTAGCTGAACGTTTCCAGTCAACAGCGCGTAGGGTTTTCGAAAGTTTACCGGGACTTTCTAAGTATGTTGGGGCCATTGGTACTGAGACGTTCCCGGAGATTCCGGACGTTTGGGGGGCCGGAAGAGTTCCTGGGTCATCAGGGAATGGTAGAGCGAGAAGACCCGTCTTTGATAGAGATGGTAACGTAATTGAAGGCGGCAGGATAGGGGTCAACCCTGCGATATCTGAGGCTGAGATTGCTAGGGCTGTTAGGAGCGGAGCGAAAGCTGGTGCTCCTGACGTCTCTAGGGTGGCTGCCCATGAACTAGGTCATCAAATTGACTATGTTGGGCAAAACGCTTATATCCAGAAATTGTTCCCTGGTTCTCGTCTTGGTTCTGGCAATTATCAGGCAGGCTATGAGCAGTACGTAGATGAACTACGTGGGATTATTACCAAGGGACAACCGGGAATGTCTGTGCAGGACATTCTTAGGCGAGATATATCAGGGTATGCCGCTGATATGTTCGATAAGAAGCCTGGTGAGGCAATGGCAGAAGCCACTGCCTTAATGTACACAGGAAAAGTCAATCCGACAGCTCAACGTATTTATGATTGGACAGTTAGGCAGTCTGGATTGGGGCCTACTAGTGACGCTTTCGGGACTATTGGTGACCAAGGCGAAGCCAATCTTCCGGTTCTGGCACGCCAGCAGCAATTACTTGACCGTCAGATAGCGTACGAAACAGCGGCCGTTAGGGGACCAAGTTCGGGTCAGATTCCTCTACCTACCCAGTCGGTAACTCTACGTGATCGTCTTGCTCTCGATTCGGGAAAAGAGTCGCGAGCTTCTGCTGAAATTGTTTTAGCTAAGGATGGTCTAGCTGCCGAGTATCGTCGTGTAGCGAAACAGTTACGGGCTAAAGCCGAACTAGAAGCACGTAGCGTTTTGCCGAGTAGTGGTAAGCCCATTGTTCCTAGTTCCGACAGGTCCAAAATCAAGGGAATTCCACGAGAGGTCTCCGAGGCAGTTCTGTTGGCTGGCGGTGCAGGCGG